TTCTTCTAGATAGCGATTATTTGATTTTTTCTAACGCCCTGAATAATTATTGGGATATTGATGAAAGTATTTTAATATCAAAATCTATGAATGATATTAGAGGTGATCGAATTGGTTTCTTAGATAAACATGTATCTGAAACAGGAGTTCATTTGTTTTGGGCTACCGCTGTCATTTTTACAAAAAACGAGGAAAGCAAAACATTTTTTGAATATGTAAAACATATTCGAAACAACTACGAACAATACGGTGACATTTACAGATTTAATCCTCATCAGTATAGAAACGATATTTCTTTCAGCGTTGCAAAACATTTCTTAGAAGGTTTTACAACAGATACTTCAAATGCTTTACCGTCATTATTAACTACAACTGATAAAGATATGTTAGCCGATGTTAAGGGAAATAAATTATACTTCCTAATAAATGATCCTTTAAATCAAGAAGCATTTACAGCATGTTCTATTAATAATACCGATGTTCATGTAATGAATAAACAAAGCATTGTTAGAAATAAAGATAAATTGTTGGAGTTAATATGACATTTGGATATTTAATTGTAGTTGCCAAACACGAAACAATTGACTACACAAAATTAGCCTATTCTTTGGCATTAAGTATTAAAAATACACAGAAGTGGGGTTATAATAATGTAGCTTTAGTTACAGATGATGTTTCTGCTGTAGAACAATTAAAAAGTCCTTGGGTATTTGATAAAGTAATTCCTTGGAACAAAGAAAAGGGATGGGACGGTCGATCATGGATGGATCATTTAACACCTTGGGATAACACAATATGTTTAGATGCTGACATGTTGTTTACAAGAGATGTTAGTCATTGGGCAGAATATTTTATTAATAACTCAGAATTGTATGTAGCAAACAAAGCATTTACATACAGAGGAGAAGTTATTACAGGCGATTTTTATAGAAAAGCATTTGTAAAAAATAATTTGCCTAATTTATATTCTTTCTATACGTTCTTTAAGAAAGATAGCGAACTAGCAAAAGAATTTTTTACCTTAGCAAGACATATTATAAAAAATCCTAACGAATTTAAAAATACTTTCTTTCCAGATTTTAAACCTAAAGTAATTGGAACCGATGAAGCATTTGCATTATCATCTAAAATTTTAGATATTACTGATCAAATTGCATATGATTTAGATTTTCCTAAAATTGTTCACATGAAGCCAATGATTCAAAATTGGCCATGGCCGTCAGATAGATACACAGATCATGTAGGATTTTATTTCAATGTAAACAACGAACTTAAGATTGGAAATTATAGACAATATGATGTAGTTCATTATGTTGAAAAAGAATTGATTACAGATGAAATTATCAGCATACAGGAAGAGAAATTATGGCAGAAATAATAGACTTTGACGAATGGTTAGCAAATTATAAACCGCCAGAAGTAAAATTTTACGCTGCATTTGATCCTAATACAGGCGATGTAACAGGAGTGTATCCGTCACACGCTCTAACAGATCAAAAAAATGTTGTAGAAATTGATCAAGAAACAGCACAATTAATTAATGAAGGCGCATTAAAATTAAATTCGTGTTTTGTTGATATTAGCTCAGGCAAATTTGAAATTGCAGAAATAAGAAGTCTTATAAAGATAGACGATGTGCTCCATAGGATTGTTGATAAAAAATGGTCTGATGTAGAAGACCCCGATGTAATTGTTTCCTATGTAGAAGGAACAGACAAATTAGTTTTTGACCTTTCTCCTAAGTATAGAGAATTAAAAAGAAAGATTCACTGGGACGGAAGTACCGAGCTTTGTTTTTTTATTACAGAATATAACGATCCAAATATTGTTAGATTTATAGTAAAATTTAGTATCAGTGATTTAACAGAAAAACAAATTTCACTAACCGGTTTACCTTTAGAAGGTAGATTTAGTGTTTACACAAGAAGATTATTCCCCAAATACGTGATCGAGACAAAATGAAAGTTATTGAATTTGATGTTGTATTTTTAAGTTATGATGAACCTAATGCAGACTTGCATTATGCGGACCTGTGTAATAAAGTACCTTGGGCAAAACGTATTCACGGTGTTAAAGGTTCAGACCATGCACATAAAGCCGCAGCAGAAAGTAGTGACACTGATTGGTTTGTTACCGTCGATGCTGACAATATTGTAGATCCAAGATTTTTTAATCTCGATTTAAAAATGGATGATCCAAAGATACAGGTCTATGGATGGTGTGGCCGCAACGTTATCAATGGACTACGATATGGTAATGGTGGTTTAAAAATCTGGAAAAAAGATTTTGTTCTTAACATGAAAACACATGAAAATTCTGATAGCGATAGAGGACAAGTTGATTTTTGCTGGGAAGATGGATACAAAAACTTTCCTTTAAGTTTTAGTGATAGCATTATTACAGGAAGTCCATTTCAAGCATGGAGAGCAGGATTCCGTGAAGGTGTTAAAATGACGTTGCTCGACGGAGTCAAAGTTCCTCCGGCTGAAATACAAGAACGCATTTGGTGGCATAACATTCATAGACTGCGTATGTGGTCTACGGTAGGCGCTCACGAAGAAAACGGTCTATATGCTGTATACGGTGCTAGACTAGGAACATGGATGGCTAATTGCACAGACTGGAATTATATAGAAGTTAGAGATTTTGAAATTCTTAGAGGAATCTGGAATCAATATGGACGTCCCTACGAAGAAGTAAACGGTGAAGGATTAGTTGATGCAACAAAGGACCTAGGTGAAAAAATTAAAGTTGGTTTAGGTTTGCACTGGCCTTATTTAGATCCTAACCAAAGCAAGTACACACTAGATTTATATAATGAAACTATGAATTTAAACGATACTTATTTTAGAATGCCCGAAAATGTATGATATTTTTTATGTTTCAAAAAATTCCATTAACGACTATAACTGGAACTCAGTCAAGTCAAAATATCCCACAGCTAGAAAATTTGAAAACATAAATTCTTTTGATCAATTAAAAAAACAAGCATTTACTAAAATGTTTTGGGTTGTGTGGGACGACCTTACCTTATTAGACAATCTTAATTTAAACACATACAGAGCTACCCAGTGGGACGATATGTATGTTCATGTATTTAAAAATAGTGATCATTACGACGGAGTTTGTTTATTTCCTAAGTCAGTTACAATTTCTCAAAGAGAATTTGATAATCGGTTTTTTACAGATAAAAAAGAAATAGATATTGTTGCTAGTATTCCACTAGGATATGATAAATTTAATATTACAACTTACGATGATTATCTAAACGCTGTTGAACAATCAAGTACAGACATGTTTTGGGCAATTTGGCCTGATGTAAATGTCAAAGAAGATTTTAAATTTAATTATAAAGTTCCTAAGCATAATTCTAATATTGTTCATATTTTTAAAAATGGAGAATTTTTTGACGGCATTTGCTTATTTCCAAAAAATGTAAAAGTTTCTAAGAGAGAATTTTATCATAGATTTTTTGCAGAAAAAAAAGAAATAGATATTGTTGCTAGTATTCCAAAACAATACAACATCTATTCTCCTAAAACATTTGATGAGTATAAACAAATTACAGACGATATGTTTTGGATTGTGTGGCCTGAGGTAAAAATTATTAACAATGAAATTTTTGATTTATATTTTAGCCATCACAATACCTATGACAGAAGAGAAAATCATGTTTTTAAAAATTTGTGTAATTACGACGAATCTTACCTAAGCGGAATTTTGTTATGCAGCAAATTTAAACCTTTAACACAAGAAGAGTTTGATAAACAATATCCTACTGATAAAAAAGAATATAATATAATCGCTAGTAAATTTCAATATCCTATATATACAATCACATCTTACGAGCAATATTTAGATATATGTAAAACTGAATCTCAAAATATGTTTTGGTGTGTATGGCCAGAAATTAAAATATTAGATGATAAACTATTTGATTTGTATTTTGATCCAAATAGTGGGGCATTTGATTATGATAGAAAAGAAAATCATGTTTTTAAAAATTTATGTAACGACAAAGAATCTTTTCTAAACGGTGTAGTATTATTTTCTAAAGAAAAAATCATATCTAAAAAAGAATTTAATAGAAGATTTTTAATTGATAAAAAAGAACATAATTTTGTAGCAAGTCGTTATGCGTATCCTGTTTACAATATTGATACTTATGACGATTACAAACAAATTATAGACACCGAATCTCAACCTTTATTCTGGGCAATTTGGCCTGAAATAGAAATTATTGATTCTGAAATTTTTAATTTATATTTTGAACCTAATAATGGCGTATATGATTATGATAGAAATATCAATCATGTATTTCAGCATAAATTTAGAAACGAATTAACATATAACGGATTGATGTTAATGTCTACATCAACGCCAGTTAGTCCTAAAGAAATTGATTTTAGGTTTTTAATTAATAAAAAACAATATGAACAAGTTGTTTCTAAGCATAAAGACTATGATATAATATTTGTAAGTTATAACGAACCTAATGCTGAAGAAAATTATAATAAACTAATTAACAAATTTCCAAGAGCTAAACGAGTACATGGTGTTAAAGGTATTCATCAAGCGCATATAAAGGCAGCTGAACTTGCCACAACAGACATGTTCTGGGTTGTTGATGCCGATGCACATATAATAGATGATTTTAATTTTAATCATCAGGCAACGCGATACGAAAAAGATGTTGTTCATGTGTGGAGAAGTAAAAATCCAATAAATGATTTAATATATGGTTATGGTGGAGTAAAACTATTACCAAGAAAATTAACATTAGATATGGATGTAAATACAGCCGACATGACAACATCGATTAGTAAAAAATTTAAAGCAATGCCGGAAGTCAGTAATATATCTGCATTCAATACAGATCCTTTTAATACTTGGAAATCGGCATTTAGAGAATGTGTAAAACTTTCTAGTAGAACAATTGCTGGACAAGTTGATGAGGAAACACAAAAGAGATTAGACATATGGTGTTCTGTAGCAAAAGACAAATTTGCTAATGATGCACTTAGCGGTGCAATTGCAGGACGTAAGTACGGAGAAGAAAATAAAAACAATCCAGAAGCCCTTGCAAAAATTAATGATTTTGATTGGTTAAAAACACAATATGGAATTTAATAGAAATATAAAAGGTAATGAACTTAGAAAGATTGATGGAAAATATCAGTCTCGATATCTATTAGATGCAGAATTTGTTCATAAGGAATTAAACGAAGTAAGTCCAAGTTTTTGTTTGGCCAAATGGTTTAATGTTAGTATACACATTCCGTCTGGAAGAACACATAGTTGTTATCATCCTAGAAGTCATGCAATTCCATTAGATGAAGTAAAGATCGATGTTAGTGCATTGCATAATACAAAATATAAAAAATCTCAACGTGCATTGATGTTACAGGGTATACGACCTAAAGAATGCGAATTTTGTTGGCAAATTGAAGATAGCGGAAACCAACTAAGCGATCGAGCATATCGAAGCAAAGATGTATGGGAACCAGGGTTAATTGATGAAGCATTAGAGCTTGGTTACGAGGGAAATGCTAAACCAAGATATGTTGAAGTAAATTTTAATCAAGCATGTAATTTTAAATGTAGTTATTGTAGCCCTCATCTTAGCACAGCATGGTATGATGAAATTAAAAAAGAAGGCCCGTACCTTTTAACTGACCGTGTGCATAATGATATTCTATGGATTCAAAACGAATCACCAATCGACAATAGTCCTGAAAATCCTTATGTAAAAGCATTCTGGGAATGGCTTCCAGAAATTTATCCAACCTTACAAACATTCCGCATGACTGGCGGAGAACCGCTTATGGATAAAAATACCTTTAGGATGTTTGAATATGTAAAAAATAATCCTAAAAGTGATCTTCATTTAAGTATTACAAGTAATTGCTGTCCTCCAAAAGACCAATGGTCAAAATTTATGTCTAGTTTAAAAGAAATTACAGATGCAGAGGCTGTTGATCATTTTATGTTATTTTGTAGTTTAGATAGTTGGGGTAAGCAAGCAGAATATATACGTAATGGAATGGATTTTGAAATGTTAAAGGCAAACGTCACTGACTATCTTGCAAATAGTCAGAAACATTCACTTACTTTTATCATAACATTTAATGCTTTGAGTTATACTCGTATTGTTGAATATTTGCAGAACATTATTAAATTGAGAAGAAAATTTAGTAAACGTAGACAACTAATTTGGTTTGATATCCCTCCGCTCCATGATCCAGATTTTTTAAATCCCAAAGTAATGCCAGAAATGGTAACAGAACTTAAATTGGCATTAAAATATATGTTAGAAAATAAAGAAGGTCGTGGTAATCAGTTTATGGGATTTAGCGACTTTGAAGTGAGTAAAGTTCGAAGATTAATTGATTGGATTGAATCAGATACAGGATTTGACAAAGATAAAGCTATGAAAAATTTTTATGAATTTTTCTCAGAACACGATAGAAGACGAAATACAAATTTTTTAAATACATTTCCTGAACTAACAGATTTTTGGAATAGGTGTAAAGAATAATGGATGATAGAGTAAATTATATTAAAGGTGTTAGAGATCGTTTAAACAAAATAGGTCCAGGTTTTTGTGCAATGAAATGGTTGCATCAAACTTTGTATCTTCACACCGGTGATAACCATAGTTGTTACCATCCTCGTCCTCATCACATTCCATTAGATGAAATTAAAATAGATGCAAGTGCTTTACACAATACTAAATGGAAAAAACAACAACGTAAAAAAATGTTAGAAGGTGAAAGACCAGAAGAATGTTATTATTGTTGGAATATTGAAGACTTGCCGGGAGAGCATATAAGTGATCGAATGATTCATAGTTCTAGCGATTTTTCAGAACCTTACATAGAAAAATTAGCAGAATTACCATGGGACGCTCCGGTAAACCCACGCTATCTAGAAGTAAGTTTTGGTAACGGATGCAACTATCGCTGTGGTTATTGTTGCCCACAGGCTAGTACTATGTGGATGGAAGAGATCAAGAAACACGGTAATTATGATTTAACTTATAATCAATATGGTATTGAGTTTTTAAAAAATGGAACATATTATGGGCCTAAAGATGAAAACCCTTACATCGAAGCATTCTGGAAGTGGTGGCCAAGTTTACGTAATGATTTACATACTTTACGTATTACAGGCGGTGAACCATTAATGAATCCTGGTGCTATGCAGTTTTTTGATTTACTAGAAGATGAGCCAGCTCCCCATTTAGAGATTACACTTAATAGTAATCTTGGAGTAACTTTTGATCGAGTTGATCGATTAATAGCTCGAGTAAAAAGTTTAATAGAACAGAAAAAAATTAGAAAGTTTAGTTTCTTTACTAGCATTGATAGCTGGGGAGAACAAGCAGAATATATGCGTACAGGATTAAAATGTGATCACTGGGAACGCAATATGAAAGAAGTAATTAAAGCCGGTGCAACGGTAAATCTAATGTGTACTTATAACGTATTATGTGTAACTAATTTTCAAAAGTTATTACACAAAGTTATCGAATGGAGAAAAGAATACGGCAAGGAAGCTGTATCTTTTGATACACCATATTTAAAAGAACCGCCACACTGGATGATTAATATTTTGCCTGAAGAATTTATTAAACATCAAGAAGACACTTTAAAATTTATTGAAGATAATATGGATTGGTTTACAGGCGTCGAATACGAAAAGTTTAAACGTGTAACAGATTACATGAAAGAAAATCCAGTTAGCGATTTAAAAATTCTTCAAGGAAGAAGAGATTTTTATAGTTTCTTTTCTGAAAATGATAGAAGATTAGGAACTAATTTATTAGAGGTTTTTCCAGAGTATAGTAACTTTTATAACTTATGTAAAAACATTTACGAAAATTATGATAACAGAAACAAATAAAAATTCTTGGTGTGTTAATGCGTTCCATGGAATGAGCGCAAATAACAACGGAAGTTCTAAAATGTGTTGTATGATTATTGAAGAATACAACAGAATGAAAGAATTACAACCAATTTATTTTGTAGACAAAATGTCTATCGAACAAAATTTTAATAATCCTGTAGCAATACAAATTCGAAAAGATTTAGAAAACGGAATAAGAAATTATGCCTGCAAAAATTGTTGGGAAGAAGAAAATGCTGGACGTAAAAGTAAGCGTCTTCGAGATAATGAAATATATTTTAGATCGATAGAAAGGGGAGAAAAACCATTTACCGGTCTTGCTAAGTTTGAATTAAATCTAGGAAATAATTGTAACATAAAGTGTAGAACCTGTGCTCCTCAGATTAGTTCAACATGGATGAAAGAAGATTACGATCTGCATCATTCAAAAATTTCTTATAAAGAATATGCAGAAATGATGAGAGTGTTTCATCAGAGCTACGACGACGAAAGTGTTTTCTGGGAAGATTTAAAAAATAATTTAGTCAATATTAGACAATTTGATTTTTATGGCGGCGAACCGTTTTTAAGTAAAAAGATGTGGGAAATTCTAAGTATATGTGTTGACAAAGGATATGCTAAAGATATTGAATTGCATTATAATACTAACGGTACAACTTGGCCAGAAGATAAAATTTCTATGTTTAAACATTTTAAAGGTGTTAATTTATCTTTTAGTATTGACGGTATAGAAGAACAATTTGAATATATGAGATTTCCAGCAAAATGGAATGAAGTATTAGAAAATATGAATAAGGCAAAAGAGCTTGCTAATAGTTTAAAAACTCTTAAAATTAGTTGGTGCATTACTTTAAGTACACTGAACATATATGACTTACCTAAAACAATAAATTTTTATTACGATCATTTTTCTAGTTTTGGTTTTTATCTAAATTTAGTTCACGGACCCCGACATTATAATATTTCAACTCTCCCAACAGATATTAAAGAAAAAATTATTCAACATATTAATGATGTTGTGCCTAAGACGCAGAATCAAGCATGGATGTATCTAGATGGCATTTTAAATTTTATAAAAAACGGACACTACGAGCCTTCAAGTTTTACTTCTCTAAAGGAAGTAACAAAAAAACACGATCAATATCGAGGACAAGAATTTAATAAAGTTTTTCCTGACTATTCAAAAATTATAGGTATGTAAAAATGAGTTTTTGGAATTTTAATGAATTAATACAAGTACATATTGAACTTACAAATCATTGTAATGCTGCTTGTCCTATGTGCGTAAGATTTTATAATTCTTCAGAGTTAATTAGACCAGATTTAAATTTAAGTCAAATTTCTTTAGAAGATTTTAAAAAATGGTTCCCTCAAGAAGTATTAGATAGAGTTAAACTTTGGTTATTCTGTGGCGTTCATGGAGATCCGTGTATGGCTAAAGATTTTTATGAAATATGCGAGTACATCATTAATAATAGTCCTGGGGTCATAGCTGTGCATACAAATGGCGGCATGAGAAATCCTGAATGGTGGGCAAAATTAGGTAATCTTTTTGCAAAAGGAAAAGCATCAAATCAATATAGGCTTACTTTTTCCATTGACGGGTTAGAAGATACAAATCACATTTATCGAAGAAACGTTAAATGGGATAAACTTATAGCAAATGCACAAGCATTTATTGATGCGGGTGGGAGAGCTCTTTGGGACTTTTTAATTTTTAAACACAACGAGCATCAACTAGATACTGCAAAAAAATTATCTGAGGATATGGGATTTACTGAATTTGTTCCTAAAAAAGCATTAGGCGTTGATAATGGAACAGAATTAATATATATGGTAGCTCTTAATAAAGAAGGACAATTAGATTACTATATTGAAGCTCCTACAAATCCCAAAAATAGAAATTTAGAAAATCCAACAGGAATCCAACCTTTAAAATTTTATCCTTTTTCAAAAGATGATTATAATAAGATGAAAGAAAATTCAGAATTTAAAAATTCTTATTATAAAAGAACAGAAGAAATTGTTGATATAATAGCAAGTTCTAAATATGACGAACACGACTCGTGTAATATTAAGTGTAAATCGCATATTGATGATGGGTATAAACGTGGAAAAGAAATTTTTGTCGATAGTGCTGGTAACGTTATGCCTTGTTGTTATATTGGAACACATTTAAATGGAATTTATTCTGATCCTCCAAGTATGCAACTTGTTCGTAATTTAAATAATTATGGACCAGAAAAACTTAATTTAAATAACCATTCTTTAGAAGAAATTTTATCAGCGGAGCATTTAGATAGATTATATGCAGACACATGGGATAAAACAACAAAAGAAGGAAAACTTGTTTATTGTTCTAAAACCTGCGGAACATTTTCATCTATAGATAAAATTTTTACACATGAAATTGTTTTAAAAAATAGAAAAAAAAGATATTTAGAATCACAAAAACCAAATGAAAGTTGATGTATTATACTCCGGACAATTAAGATATGCTGAGGCATGTTCTCGACAAAAAGAATTTTTTAAAAATACTGAGTGTCGAAATGTTTTTAGTTTATTAGACATCGTACAAGATTCTCATGCAAAAATGGCATTACGATCTTCCTACATGTTTGATGCTGACAAAGATTTTCGATATGCTTTAAATTATATTACAGAACAATTGAATCCAGAGGTCACTGCTGTATATTCAAAATATCAAATTTCTGAATGGTTTCAAAATGCATATGGGGAAATAGATACCTATAAAGTCTATTATATTCAACACTTATATACATTCATCGAAGGATTAAAACAAACTAAAAATGATGTTGTTGTTTCAATAACAACAGATTTAATATTAGAAGGAGATTTAAATTCTTTTCTTATTGGAGTAGATTTAGAAACTCCTCAGGTTTATTGTCATTATAAAAATTTATTAATTCCGCATGTTATTATTTTAAACAATAAGGCAAGAGAAATAATTCTTAATAAAAGCAGTGAGTTTTTATCTACATTTTTTACAACAAATCCTCCAGAAACTTGGTTCAAGGCTGAAACACTTTGGGAAAAACTTTTTGAATATTGTGGAATAAAAATTAAAATATTAAAGACAATACATCAATGTAAGGTAAGACCCACAATGGTTATTACAGATTTAAAAAAATCTATTAATCAATTGAGTATTATGTTTGAAAATTGGAGAAAGTATAAAGATACCGCAAGTAAACAATCTAAATTTAAATTTGATAAAAAATTAATATCAAGGATTGTTGCTTATGGATGTAGTTATACAGCAGGAGATGAATTTTTAGATACTTTATATCGAGCCGATGCGG